GGTCCGGTTCCATTCGATGGTGTTCCATTAGCATCTACACCCCAATCTCCATTATCTCCTTGTACATTTACCCAATCACCCATAGAACCTTCAAAGTCTGATGTGTGTGGAAATGTTGATACTTGAGATTGAACTCCTAACCCAAAGGTTAAAAGTAAACTTAATAAAAATGTTTTAAATATATTAATTGTTTTCATCACATTCCTCCTTTTCATATTCAAAGTTATTCATTGGTATAGTTGGAACAACATTCCAGTGTATAATATCTTTGCAATTATTTTTTTTCTTTATAACATTATCTATTTTAACGTTATCTTTAATATCCCTTTTTAAAATATATGTCTTTTTTATATTGGGTTGTACATTTTTATGTTTTAACATTTCATTGTACTCTTCAATAGATATTCCAAATTCTTCTATAGCTATATTTTGTGAAAAAGAATAAAGGGAGATGAAGAGCAAACAACATGTAACAAAAACAAACCGTGTAATTGAAGTTTTCATGTTAATATTATGATTTTTTTTTTAATATATGCTCTATATTATTATATATAAAAAAAGTTTCTTCGCACAGAAGAAACTTTTAATTGTTACATGAAAGTATTATTATATTATATTATTCTTTAGTAATAACGTTACTTTTTTCTTCTATTTTTCCAGCTAAATCAATCCAGTTTATTCCTTTTGATTTAATAATCTTATCTTTATCAATTGCTTTTTGATACTTAGATATAATAAATGTCATTTCTTCTATTTTTTCGCTATTTCTGTCTAATGAACTGTTATTAAAATACGTTACTTGAGAATTAATAGTGTCATTTAATAAATACTCTGAATTAAATGATTGAGAATACACCACAGATGTAGATATCATCAGAATTAGTATAATCAAAGCGTTTTTCATAATTTTTAATATTTTTTTGAGATACATAATTATAAGATTATTTATTTATGCATGGATTAACAAAAATAGCGTTAATATTAATACTGTTCCTGTGTACTTCATTTTATTCACAGGATACATTAATTTTTTTAGATGGTAAAACTATTACCGGTAAATATGTATTTGAAGATAAAATAGCAATTGGAATGCACGTACCCAAGCCAATGTTTCCAAAAAACCTTAATTTTTACTATAAAGATGATATATTCTCAATCAATACTATAGAAAATGGAAAAAGAATAATATATGAACAAAATAATCTTTTAGGTAAACCCTTTACTATTGATCAAATGGAAAGGTTTGTAAATGGAGAATTATATGCATATAATATGTTTAAAAGTAAAAAATATTTCTGGATGGGATTAGGTATAAATTTGGGTTCATCATTTTTAATGACATATAGTTTTAAAGATAACAAACCATTTAGTAAACCAGCTAAAGTTTTACCACATTTAATATTACCATTTTCCACTCCAACTATTTTAGAATTAACTCAGCCGGAAATGCATAAAATTGAAACGTTAGAATTAGTAGACGATCCTTATTATTATGAAGGATATTGCATAATTGCATTATCTAAAATAAGAAAATCTTCATTTTTTGGAAGTATGATAGGAATATCAACTGGGATAGCTTTAAACCTGTCTTTTAATTAATTACTTTATTCTTATTGTTATATCATGAGGTGACCTTTCATCTCCGCCAAAATATGGATATAAATAATAGTTTCTATTATCTGAATGACAATTCCTTGGTGTAGATTTACAATCCCCATCTATGCATATAATGTATTCGTCTTCTAAAATTTCTATACTGTAATCATATTCTTTGCATAGATCTATTGTTTTTATTTTTTCAAAACTAAATATTCCATATTGATGTTTAAACCATAATATTTCTAAGCTGTCATTTAACCATCTCCATCCTACTCTTATAGAATATTCCTTATGATTATATCCACAGTCGCTTATTCCATATAATTTGTTTACATCATATTGATTTAAAGAATCACATGTTTCATAAATAGCAGAACTATCAAATATACATTTAAATGAAATTAATTTAGATTTAGTTGTGTTATATGAAGAAGTAGATCTATGCTTATTTTCTTTAATTGTAAAAATTCTATATCCATCAGAATCTATTTTTTTACAAGAAGTTAGACTAGCTCCTAATAGTAATCCAAATAATACTATTGCAAAAATAAGTAATAGTGTTATGCTATCTCTATTGTGACTCATTTATAGATTGTTTAATTGATCTAACAAGTCTTCATAATTTACTTTAGATTCTTCTTTTGTCTCATTTATTGGAACTTCTTTAACTATATCACTGTGTTCTAACTTAGAAGTATCCACCATTTGAGGTTCTCCAAATAGATTTAATTGAGGTTCACCAGTGTCTATTTCGGAAGCATCTAGTGCTCCTTTTTTACCATTTTCAATAACTATATCTTCTAGATTTTTAATTATTTCCTGTGTACATATTGATGCGTCAGAGTGAGCTTTCCAATATTCAAATGACATTTCTCTCCATTCATCTCTAAGAACTGGATCATTTGATAATTTAGTCATTAATTCTGCGCATTCATCAAATGATTCATAATCTAAACCGATTGTTCCACTATTAGAATCTTTTGAAATGGGGTTTCCGGTAACTCTATGTATTACGTTATCGCAAAAATGTTTATGAAAGATAGGAATAGTACCAGATGCAATACATTCTGCATGACAGTTTTCTATATTATTACCATACATATGAGCCTTTAGGTGATATAGATCTGATCCATATGCACTTTTACTCATTCTTTCCATACACTCTACATTATTATATGGTGGATATAAATATGCACCAGAGTTTTCAGTCTCTGTTCCATGTAAAGAAATATCAAATTTAGTTTCACCTAATTCTTTTCTAGGTCTAAAATAATTTACTATTTCGTCAGGTTGATATAAAGATTTACCATTTTTAGAATCTCCTTTTTCATATAATATTCCTGCCCATCCAATAGATGCTTCGAGTCCTTCTAAAATTGTTATAAATCCTCTTTCTTTCATTTTACGTGCATGAAAATCCATCATTTCGTTTGGTCCCTTCCAACCAGAAAGTCTACCAATCCACCTTATAGTTTTATGGTCTTGTTCTTCTATAGGTTTCCAATATTTTTTTCTATGATCATCATATGTAAATCCCAATGCCATCTTTTTAAAAGGAGTAGTTACGCTTTCTCTTTTAGCCCACCTTGTAAAATCTGATTCTAACGAATGAGTCATTAGAACATCTACACTGCTACATACTTCATCAAATTTACCATTCCTGCTTAAAGATTGCATTTTATGATCAAGTTGAACAATAGCTTTAGGTAAAGATATTCCCTGTACTAGTTTTACAAAATTAGTTTGACAATCTTCTGGGTGTTTTTTGGACGGTACTGAATATATAAGTGCCATATCAAAATTAGAATTTACTTCTTCTAATACCTTTTTCATTTCATCTTCTTTTGCGCAAGTGAATTCGTCCTTTTCAAAATCCATAGTATCTCTACGAGCCCATTTTTTATCTATCGTTGCGAATATTTTAGTGTGTGGCGTAGCTTTTTGAAATTCTATGGCACATCGAGTAACTCCACATCCTTCGACACCTCTTCCTAATATTATTGCTATTTTTTTCATATTTGTTATTTTATTTATTGTTTTCATTCATATAATTATCTAAACCTTGTATATATGCTATCGCATCCAATAGGTTGTCTCTACGATGATTATAGGACTGTCTAGAGAACTTTAAAGCTATTAATGCTATATACATCTCTTTTCCTGTTACATTCAATCCTGTCATTCCATTAAATATCTGGGAGGCTCTGTCCATTCCTTCTGCAAATGGACCATATTGTCTATCTTTCTCTTGATCTCTTTCGTTAACTATTTCATGCGCTTCTTGACAAATGCTCTTTTTTTCTTTTGACATATTAATATTATTTTATAATAATATACTAAAAAAAATGAAATAGTTTAATTTATTTCTTAGATTTTGATTTTTTGGATTTCTTAGGTTTATTTGGTTTTTCTAAATCATCACTCTTATATGAATTAGATACTCCATTAACCATTACTTGATACGTATTATTTGCGTCAGTTAGACCGATGACCTTTCCTAGCTTTCCACTAGATTTTATAGAAACCATTTGATTTATTTTATATAACCGATCTGATTTATAATTAAGATCTATGCTTTCGTCTACTGTGCCAATTCTTTTTTTTTAAGGTCTTCAGTAACAACGGCTTCTTTAAGAGAAATGATTTTCTTTTCAAGTTGTTCTCTTATATTCTCTAAATTATCACTGTATCTTTCATCAATTTCTCCAGAACTTAAAGTAGTCGTTATTTTAGTAATAGATTCTTCCAATACGTTGATGTTTGATTTAATTTCAACTTTTCTATTTTCAATTTCTTTTATTTTAGAAGTAGCTTCATCTATTTTAACTTTAAAAATTGGACTTATGTCATATTTGAAATTTTCTAATACATAATTATACAGTTTGTATTCATTAATTTCTTTTTTCCAAGATCTTTCTACTTGATTTAATTTTTCACAAACATGATAATCACCGTTCGCTTCTATTATATATGCTTCTTTTCTAGATACATTATTAGAAATAGTTTTAATAAATTCAAAGTTAAAAATTGAATTAATTGATTGTAAAACATTAGCAACTCTATTTTTAACATCTGTTTTTTCTAGAACTAATACTTCAGAAAAATTAAATTTAGATGGATCTTTTATTAAATTTTCGTTTAAATAAAGATTAAGATTTCCATCTTCTTCTACTTTAAATTCTAGAACCATATTTCTAATCGTATTTGAAACTATTCCATTTCCACTTTCATTTGGTTGAAAATTTAACATGTGAAAAGATTCACACAATTTATAAAAATCTTTAAAGTTTTCTTTAATGTAATCTCCACTAATTTCTTTAATAATGCTTTTTTTACCAATAGATAATGAATCTTTTTTATTGTTTTTAGTTTTATTAGCAATACTCATAAATTTATTATCCATGTAAAATAAAAGACCAGATTCATCTAATTTAATAGATGGAACAATTGTATTGGTAACTTTACAATTTGAATTACCATTTCCAATTGTAAACTTATCATTTCTTGCTGATTCATGCAACGCAAGTGTCTTGTAAAGTTTATTTAAAACTGGAAGTTCTCCATTAAGCTTTAACTTGATTGCCTCACTAGAATAAGATTCATTAATTAACATTTTAGATAATCCTTCTATTTGATCTTCATATAATACTCGTCCACTATAATTCATTTCATAGATTGCATCTAAAACCAATAACTTTTCTTGATTATTATTTAAATAATTGGTTACATATTCTACTGATTCTTTAATAACATTATCGTATGTATGAGGTAAAAATGAATTTAAAAATGATCCATAGTGTTTAAATTCCGGATATCCTTTAGATAATGAATTTTCTAATACAGTAGTTTTGTGCATAACAACTGGATCACTATAACAATCGCTACTTTTTATTTTTTCTATTATTGAAATTAATCCTACTTCACTATTCATCTCAATTAATCTGGATTCATCTGAGCTTTCAAATTTTTCAAATTGTCCTAAAACAGTAGCAATGCTATCATTTTTAAGGTGTTCGTTAATATCTGTAAGTCCTTTCTTTAAACTGGTATAAGCAGAACTCAATCCACCTCCCATTTTTATTGTATTATTCACCGATTCAACTAGAACTTTAACAAGCGAATGTTTATTAATATCTTCATTTGTTGTTAATTCATTAATCGTATTGTTTACAAAAGTCTTCATATCTATTTGATAATTATTTTTTTTATTTATCTGAAATAATTTATTTAAATTCTTTAAATTTTTATTATTTTCATTGTCCCTTGTCAGTTGAAGTGCTTCTATTGCTTGTTAGCTTAGTTGCGTTTTTAATACCAAACCTATTTACAGTAGATACTTTTTTTCTAGAATTCTTTCTAACTAGGCCGGGAATATCTATTTTTATATTCTTCCAACTGCTTAGATTATCTCTAATCTTTTTAGTATATGTAGCAGCTACTTTTTCTTCTATTTCAGTTATTTTACTTTCTATTTTAGTTATTTCATTTAATGACTCTTTAGCCTCAGCTATCGCGTTTTCAACATCTGCATATTCACTAGTCAATCTCCATTCTCCATTATACATTAATGTTTCTGTTCCATCCTGAGCAATTGCAGTTAAATAAAATGTTTTATCTTCTGATTGAACTATCTGTTCACTATCTTCATTTGATATACTAAATACGATTTCACCTACAGATAGGTTTTCTTTACTCGAATCGTTTAAATTATCTATTTTTATTTTTCCAGAAGACGTTTCAAAAACGGCTCTATATCGTGGAGCAGTTGTATTTAAATCTAATGCCACTGGTTTACCTGATTTAAAATCAAATAGTTTAAATTTTAAATAGTTATCAAATGGAGAAATAACAAACCTAAGCTTGCCTTGTCCAAAAATAACTTCATCTATATTATCAAAATTAGGAATTTCTCCATTTCTTTGAGAAATAGCTATTTTATTACTATTTGTATAAATAGGAAGATATTCTGTTTTAATATACGCATCGCTATTTACTGGAGAAATTTGAGAACTATTATTGAAGCTTTGAGAAGGATCTATGAATAATTCAGTTGCTTCATAGTTTTTCTTATATATTTTATTATACACTTTCTGAGATTGCGGCTTATCGTTTAATTGTATTTTCAATAAATTTAATCCATACTTCTTAGGAGATATTAAAACATATGAACCCTCTCTAATAATTTGATCTCCATTTGATCTATTTACTAGTCGTGCAATATAATCAATCGACATACTAACTGCTTGGTTTGCGTTTTTTAATACTGGTCTATATAGATTTGGTTCATCGAATCCATCGTCTTGAAAGAAAGCAAGCCTTGAAGATTGAACAAATGTTGATCCTAATTGTTCATACACAGTTAGCTCATGAGCAATTATCCAGTCATTTAATGGGTTTCTTTTATTTAATATTGAAATTAATTCTTCTGGAAAACCTCCATTGAATGTAAGGAAGAATTCTATAAAATCTCCATTAGAAGATTCATCAATGTATACCCCAACGCCATCAAACTCATTGCTTTGAGAAACAGTTGTTTCATAATGCATAGATACTTTAAAAGCATCATATTGTATATTTATATCTGTGTCTATTTCTTCCTGTGTTTCACATTCATCTATAGATATTATAATAGGTTCATTTGTTATAAATCCACTATATGAAGTGTCGGTTGGAGTAATAGCTGCACTAAACGTAGTAGCAGGAGTCGGTGAAGTATTGAATTCTTCATTTATATTTTTAATAGAAGGAATATAAACATCAACGTATCTATCATACATTCTATTTGTTACATAAAGTGGCTTTGGATTAAACGTTAATAGTGTATCCATTGTCGCTTGACTAAATAATATATTACAGAAAGTATTTAAAGTGCCATCATTTTCTTTGTTTTTTACACTTAATACTAATGCTTTAAAATCATTAAAATCGAATCCACTTATAAAATGAAACCTAACTTTATCTAAAACCACATTGTGTCCTGAAATAGTTGTTTCAGTTAATTTATCATCATAGTCTATATAATTTGGAACCTTTTCACTATCCAAGGAAACATATCTACCTCCGTTTATACCAACGGCTGAAATATCTTGTATATTTCTAGTTACCGTTAGAGCACCGTCTTTGTTAAATATTTGATGCCCATTGTTGTATTCATTTTTTAATAAAATGAAATCGTCTGTTATAAAGTCCAAGGAACCAAGTGGTTCTAACATATATTCAACTAAACAATAATCTGTTAAACTAACGAATCTACTTTCTCTCATTTTTTCTTATTATTTTTACCACTGTAAAAATTTAGGAGAATACGTAAGGCCTATTCCTAAATATACTCCATTACCTAAGCTGCTCTTTGATGGATCTAAAAATACACCATATCCTGCATTAACGCCTATGCTCCAATTTTTTCTAGTCTGTCTTAATATTTTTTTATTTTTAGGATCATCCAGTATATTAGCACCATTCAATTGTGTAAACGTTATACCGGGATAATCCGTATCTACTTTTAATGTTATTTTATTTGTTTTTTTGTCTTTAAATAATCCAAAGTTTAAAGACATTCCTTGTTCTAAGGAAAAAGAAGCAGGCGATGTAGTAATAGAATACCCACTAGAATCATGGGATATTTTAGCTGGAATGCTGCCATTTAAATATCTATAATTTAAACTATCGTGAACTAGTGAATCTGCAATCGCTAGGTTTGCATTTCCTAAACTATCAACTGTTCCATTTACGATAACTTCATTTATTATTTCTTTTATTACATATTCTGTTTTAATTATTGTTTTTGGCGGTTTATTTTTTTCATATTCAAACTTTCCTAATAATTCAGAATATTTTTCTTTTAATTCGTTTTGTGTTAATTCATATATCTGCTTCTCTGATCTCCATGTATTTTCATCTAATTTATAACTATTGATGGTATCTCTAAATGCGTCTAAGTTATTAGATATTCGCTTGGTTTCTTCTTTGGCTTCTGCTATTTTAATTTTAGCATCTGAGGTTTTTCCACATTGCCTAAGAAATAATAGAACGAAAATAACAACTAATGCAAATAAAATCATCCTAGTATTTCTAGTGTCTGTTATAAACTCAAATATGTTCTTTAAAATATTAACCATAAGATTTTATTTCACCCATAAGTTTAACTAAATCTTCCGATGTTAGTTTATTTCCGGTTTCTTTTTCTATATTATTTATTATTTCTTTTTCCCTATCCCTTAACTCTTTTAATTTATTAAACACCATCTCATATTGCTTAGTAAATTTAGCTAAATTCATTTCTATTTCATTTAATTCTTCATGTGCAGAATTATAAGAAGAAACTATTACACGTATTTCATTTTTATACTTTTCCATATTTTTATCTTTTAAATTTAACTTCTAACGGTCCCTGTAATAATAATTCAATTGACCTTAATCTTTTTTCTAATACAGTAGTGTCTATTCCTACGTTATTTCCACCCCTGCTACTTTGTCTTTCCTTTTTATTATCTTCTCTTTCAGTTTTCTTCTCTTCTCTTCGCTGCTGTCGTTCTTCTTTTTTACTCATTTCTGAACCAGTTGATTCATCAGAGCTGTTTATTTTTGAAACACTCTTGCTAATATTTGCGCCAACATTAGATATATCTTCTTTAGTAACACCTGGTGTTGGAACAAGTGAACTGTCGCCTATTGGATTAAAATTAGAAACATTATCTAATTTAGCAGATGTTGATTCCATTGCGCCAGTTGCTTTTTCCTTTATTGAAGAAACTGTTTCATTTAATGCATTAGATCCTTTAACTGTTTCCTCAATATTTTCACCAAAATTCATAGTTGAATAATCTTCTCCTGTTATGTTTTGTAAAAAAGACATAAAATTATTAGACGATTCTACGGTGGAACCAGTAGACGAAGTAGACGATTCTACAGTGGAACCGGTAGACGAAGTAGACTTATTAATATCTCCTTCATTGATTACATCTGTAACGTTTGAGACAGAAGAAAGCATTTCTCCTTCGTTTGTAACTTCAGTTGTATTAGAAACAGGCGAAAGAGTTTCACCCTCATTTGTAATTTTATTACTAATATTTTCAATATTTTGAATATTATTTATGGCTTGGGTTTCTTTATTTACTTCTATGTCTTCTAATGTTGCATCTTCTCCTTGTACGTCTTCGAATGTCCCTGTTTCTTTCTTTGTTTCAGCTATTTCGTTAATAGGAGAAGTCGCTTGCTCTATGGCTTCTTCTTGTAAAATTTCAGGACCTCCTGTTTCTTCTAATTCTTCAGGTAGGGCTTGTATATCGGAAGACGCAACATTAATGGCTGAAACCGTTGATTCTGCCTCAACAATAGGTTCACCGATTTCCGTTCCCTCCTCTATTTCTTCTGCCTGTGCCTCTTCATTTAATATGTCCTGTGTATTTTCTTCCTCCGTTCCAGCTTCATTTGATGAAATTTCTACAAATGCGGCCTGGGAAAATTGCCATGGATCAATGAAATAATCACTGTCTACTAAGTAGTCATAGTATTCTTCAAAATCTTCACTCGGTGAATTTAATATATCATCTACGTTTATATTTGCTCCAAGAGAAACTTTAGCTCCTATGTTAGATATAAAAGAACTATATCTTTGATTTAAAAGCTCCTCGGGATCTGCCGATGAAAGCATTTCGTTTCTTTTTAATTTGTTTAATCCTTTATTGCCCCTATATAATTTTTTGTATAAATCTTTATCCTGTGTCATTGCAGGCGCTCTAAGATTTCCGGTTCCATTTATTTCTCCATTTTCACCAAACATTTGTGAAATTGCAGAATCGGGTTCTGCTTCTTTTAAACCTAATAATTCTTCTAATGGATATGGATTTTTTTCGGCATATGTAATATTTTTGTCAATTGTTTCTTGCAATTTATTAATATATGCTTCTATATATGCAGATGTTGCTTCTCCCACTTAACTATTTCTTTTTTATTATTTATTTAAGTTTAAGGTTATCGGGAATATTTAAATTTACCGGTTTAGTTGGATTATAAAAAATATCCTGTCCCTCTTTAATTTTTTCATTGGCCTCTTCTATTTTATTTTTTAATACATTAAGTATTAAAGAATATTCAAAAAAATCTAATTCATAAAGAGAATCAAAGCTTTGGTTAAGCTTCACCGCTAATTCACAATTAATTTCAAATAAGGTCTCTAAGTCTAGTTGAAATAATGAAAATATCTTTGACAGTGAAGCTTCCTCCCAAAAAAATGGAAGAGTCTATTTTTGTTTTACAGCTTTCACATATTCCCAGCGCCCTGTTTTTAGATCCCTTGCTTAATAATTCAGTTGCCTTATGTAAAAATAGAAACTTATTTTCACTCCAGCGATTGCTCTCAGATCTAAGATTCAATACGTCATTGACGGTAACTGTTCGCCAATTATCTATTAAGTATGGAACTATTTTATCAAAGGCTTCATCTTTTTCCATTCCTCTTACGTGACATGTGTTTAAATAATCTGATATTATTTTACTAGAACCAATTGTTGGTAGGTGCAATGTAAATTTCTCATTTAATTTTTGTGAATTTATAACGAAACACTTATATTCATCAGAATACCATTCCATTAATTCTTCTGGATATTCAAATCCTTTTAAATTAGAATCTGTTACACGTATGCTACTAATGTTTTTGCACTTTTTACATCTCATCTTAGCAAAAAGTTTGTTTTCACTATTTGGAAAAGTAATTTTATGTATTTTAAATAAAATGTGAAATTTGTCTATGTCTAATAAGTCAGCCATGTTTAAATTCATAACTTTTCCTTTAACATTTAATCGAGCACATGAATTTAATACAAATCCAATTTTTTCAGAAACGTCTAATGGATCATGTTCATCGATAGTAGACCAGTGTCTGATTTCTTTTGTTTTAGCCGATCGTATTAATATTTCTAAATTTTCAGGATATAATAAACCGTTTGAGGGAAGACCATTTAATGAAACTAATTTCCAACCGGATTCACCAGCAGCAGTTTGAGTAGGAACACTTTTAGCTTTTCCTAAGGTAATTTTCTTTACCTCTTCATTATCTTCTGTTTCTTCAGATTTATCACTTACGCTATTAACTCCTCCTTCTATATCTCGTTCCAATAGAGAAGCGGCAGCCTTTTTTTCATCTATGTTACTAGTTTTTGCCATAACTGTATAAATATTTTTTTATTTTATACAAAAAAAAATAAGTTGAGTTTTAATTATTGGTTAGATATAAATGATTCAAAATCTGGAACCATTCTATTAGATTTAGAATAATGTGCACTTTCATATATTCTTTCCATACTCTCAGTGTATATTTCAGATAATTTCAAAGTAGATGGATCTTTTACATATGTTCTAATTCTTTGATTCTTATAATCAATGTCCATTTTATCGAATTTACCAACTACTAGTTCTCCATCGTCATCTTCTTTCAACATAGTGTTAATTTTAATTCCCCTAATTCTATCTCCAGGTTTAAACACTTTCTGAATAGTATTAACATATCCTTTAAATTCGGTAATTCCAACATCTCCATTTACAGAAAGATCTGTTAAGGGAAGAGATTTAATAGAAATACCTGGGGTAAAGTTACTTCTTCCCATTACAAAGTTAAAATCTCCCTTTTCACCGTAAAAGGGTAAACCTTTTGCAAAATCTCTGTGTTGAGAAAAATTCATTACCATACTTTCAAATACATGTTCCATATTAATATGTTATAGGATATGTTCTTTTCTTATATCCAGTTATTTTAAAATCTACCGTTGGCGCAACTGCATTTCCACCAGCATCTACGAATTCAAACTTTTTTAAATATATATCTAATTTAGGATTAGCTAAAAGATATGTCAATGGAAAAATAGGAGCGTCATCGTCTAAATTATCTATTCCCCATATTTTAATACCCGTTATTCCATCAAGATTTAAATCACTTATGTCTTGAAAAATCATTTTAAAAACAGGAGCATGAGTAAATCCGTGTTGTTCTTCTGATCCTATTTGCCAGAAACCCAATGAACTACTAAATCCTCCTTTTTGCGTAGATATGAATGTCGGTTCGTAATTTGAAATTATAAATTGCTCGGTTGGAGATGCACTATTTTTTGGAGTAGGCGTTGCATTATCAAAGAAGTCGTCTCCGCTTTGAT